CACGCATAATATGTAAAACTAGGTAACCATAACATATAGTTGGCTTTTTAAAGTAGAATTGTACATTACTTCCCGGCCAAGGGTTAAATTGATTCCATATCTGTAAGATCGCTAAAGTCGTTTTCTGAACTCGCGAAATATCGATGATGGAAATCGTCAAGCCAATCCTGGCGTGACTTGCCAAGAACGTCGACGAGATGGACATAAATGCCAGCATCAAGACAAGCGTTCGTGACCATTTTCCTCCTCTGCTCGAAAACAGAATCCTCATGTCGTGCGTACTCTCGCATTTGAGACTCAACTGCTTGAATAGCGTACGTCTGAGGATCCATGTCTCCTTCCCTATACATGTACAAGGCCTTGTCAATGGACGACAAGGCAAGTGGTGCCAAATAGTGACCAATGTATGGCTCATACCGAAAGGTGCGTTTGCAAAAGTTAACGTTGTCAATGTGTTGATAAGCGTCGATATGGTCCAAAGACTTTTTATCGTCTGTATAAACCAAGCCAACGCTGTCACAAAAAGCCTTGACATCACGCTGTGACATAACATTGCTGCCCCCAATGGAATCATCGCCGAGGTACAAAAAACGATTCACTGCTCGGAAGGAAAGTTCGTCGTTGTGTTCGTAAGTACCATCAAATCCGGGTGCAAAGAACGCACATCGATGTATCAGTGAATTAGCAATGCTGTTGAACAACAAAGTGCAAAAAGTGCCAGATGGCATCAAGCCATCAAAGGCACTCAAGCACCCGTTGTACGCCACATACGAAACCGCAATATCAGAAATCAGCCCATTCAAGGCTATCAATTGCTGTTGCGTATAGCCCAAGGCCTCACCAACATGCATACAAACTAAACCACAGGCACGAATCACCTGACTACTAAGCGACTGATCCCAATTTTTGAAATCTCCTGCAAGTATTTTATGCTTTCCAAAAGCGATTAAATACTCATATGCCTGGCCCCACTCATCACCAAATGAGTTAAGACCTCCAGCACATTCACTAACGAGAGGAAATTCAAAGATTGCTGCTGCTATCGGCGCGAACAAAGCTTTTGCCAGGCACAACGTATCGGTCTGGCAAGAATAGAATACACGGTTCAACTTTCTAGGTTCTCCGGTCTCCATGTCCAATTTGACTGGCTCATCCTTGAGCGACGTCCTGAACACAGGATTGAGACGTTCACCTCTTTCGAGGCGTTTCAAACCCTCCTCGAACTTACGTTGTAACAAATCCGTCGGAGCAAGAATCTTCTTGCCCGTGACGTCGTACGTCACATCAATAAAATCTCGTGTCTTCTTACCTTTGGCACCAAAGCCAGCAGCAGTGGTCTCTTTCATTGGTCCAATAAAGCGATTCTCTTCCACACCATTCAGTACTTGATCTAAATCAAGTGGTGGAATCTTCGACATGGATTTCTCCCTGATCTCCGCCTTCAAAGGCTCAACATAGTCGTTGATAGCCTTCTTCATGAGGGCGGGATCGATCAATCGCATTCCGTTATGAATGGCTTCCAAGACCCCGTCATGATCACGATCTACGTGAAATGATGGGGGCCCATGCTCTATCGGCATTTCTTGTTTTTTGAGTGACTCATGCAATATGCCGTATGACAATTGCGTCTTGGGCCGTACTTTTGAATGTGGCAAGTATGCCACTGGTTCAACGCTGCAACCTGGAGTGTGTCGCTTCAACACGGTATGTTCCAGGAAAAAATCAGTCCTGACAGCCTCACCAAGTGAATACGGATTTAAATCAACGTCATCACCCAAAGCAAAGGGCATGGGGTTGGACCCCTCCGGCTTGAAATTACAGGTTTGCTGCTGAAAGTCACGCACCCACTCCATTTTAACAATGGCGGCGGCACAATTACCTTGTGCATCACCAGCGCAATGGAATCCGACCAATCCGTGTGGATTATTCTCTGTGAAGAGCATTGATCCACAATCGCCCTCTATAGTGGGTTCACTACGATTGTAGATGATTCCACTATGAGGTAGAACTTTCGAGGTCGTTGAAATAAGACCCATCCTACCGTAAACATTGTCTACGACCAGGTCATTACCTCTACGGGTGACAAATTTCAACATCTGATCCTTGTAACCACCCTCAGGTAAAAACCTGGTGGTATCTGGAAATGAACCAATGCCCAACAACTGTATCAAAACAGTATCACACATGGGATCCGCTGGCACATAATGTGCCGACACTTGAGACATAAGAAGTATATGTCCCGGTCGGCTCAATTCAACTTGACAATTCGGATCTTCCATAGACTGGAAAACGTGCTTCGACACGGCCCAGATGGTGTCACACAGATGAAGCGTAAAGCATGAAGCTCTTTTCGTCTTACTTGTGAAAGTGATCTTGAAAAAAGACTTATTCACGCGGTTTGTAACTTGATCAAAAGTCATGGTTCGCGCTTCATTCGCGAAAACAACGGGGCGTTCACTACCAGGCTGCCACGGATTGACCTCCTTGTGGCGCTCCACAACGTCTCTATACACCTTGGGCAGAATATTGCCTTCAGGTCGACGTACAATGGGTAGTGCAAAGCCTCTCGGTTCTGGGGGAACTGCAATGCCATCAGCAGCATGCTCAAATGGTTCATCAGCTCCTGCCTGCATGTGGTAAAGACGTCTCACGACGCCAATAAAACTGCAGACAGCTAATGAAGTACACAAAATACTACGTGTCTGTTTATTGAGCATTGAACGCGTGGCTTCGTATGCGAAAGCATCCATAACGGCATTTCCATAACCTAGAAAGGCTATCATGAAAAATCCACAGCCCGTTAGGGCCAACTGCCACATTGATGCACTATCCAACCACAACAAGTAGTTTGACATCCACAACCAAATCGCAACCAGGAAAGCGCAAATGCGCATTTCCCTATGCTTTAAGTACCTAACGGCACCCAAAGTAGTGGTCAGAACAAAAACAGCAGTGCGAAAAGCATTCCGCTGCACCACCCTGGCGACTTGGCCTGTAATCAGGCGTCCCGCATAACGGGATGTGTGCCAAACGGCATTCATGGCCATTTCATCCATAATGGAAAAAGCATAAGCACTAAACAACGATTCTGCTCGCAGATTGACCATTGCTGGTTCTACGGGCTCCTCAACGCATTGGCAATAAGACCCCTTGTGGAGAAAACATTTCTCACACATGGGCGTTTCAGTTCGCATGCGCTGCAAGTCTCGTAAAGACATCTGCTGCTCATAATGATTACGTGCACGCTGCCCGATTTCCAAAAGGAATTCCCGAGTGCTCAAGGGATTTCCAACTGGCCTGTAGGCCATTTCCGCACTATTTTCCTTATTTGGACAATAGTACTCATAGCGTTGGAACGTGTGCAAATCCACCATTCCGCCTGGCGCTTCAGCCTGCAACTTGCGAGCTTTGGCTTCATCCAAAATCTTCTTCCCAGGTACTGTAACTTCTGGGCGCAAAATCATCTCGTAAGTCCACATTCGATTAACCGCTGCAAGCGGTACTTTGAAGGGACCTCGTGTTCCAAAATCACGAACATTAGACGTCAACATTATCAATTCTTCTCGATGATATATCTTTCCTTTGTTCGCCACATCGGACTGATTTGTGGGTTGCGCCACATTATTCACCATGCGTAATATGGCTGCTGCTGTAGATGCTGCTGGGTCACCAGGTGTATCCTTAAGTGACCCTATATCATCTATAATGAGCATTAAAGTATTATTCTTGATACTATCTTCGTACTTCTCTTTATCACTCATTGTAGCAATATTACAGGGATTGAATTTCTTTCCAGTGGCTGTTGCCACCACATCACCAACGATACCAACCATAACGGTTTTCCCAATTTGGGATTCTCCATAAAGGCCGATAGTTATCGGTTTGTAGCGGAAACTAGCAGATGCTTTGACAAGCTCAATGGAAAGTCGCGATCGTTTGACCACGTCATACCCAGCTTGTGCCCATCTCTGCGATTTGGAATCACCGGCTTCTGACATTATATTCGAAAGTTTGAGTTCCAAATTTGACATCTGCTCAATACATGTATCCAAATAATCAGGATCTTCTGCATTGGCATCGCCTGTGGTTATCCTTTCTGCCAAAATCCTACTATCAACAATCTCTTGCTGTAGGGTGTTGGGGAAGAAAAAATCTTTGAAAGGTGTTCCATTATTGAATGCAGCATACGCTGATGCTACATAATCGCCTATATCTAGAACGCAATCTAGACAAGACTTCATTGAAGATGAGCGATATATGTCTGCTTCAATCTTCTTGAGGAAATACTTGGTTTCCTCAAATGGAACGAGTCTCTTGGCTGAGAAACCACTCATAACAGCCAAGCTGAATACATTGAACAAAAACTTTCCTCCTTTGGTATCACTTAGTGTTGTAACCTGAAAGCGAATCTTGGAGAAAATATTCTCTGCACTCGAACTCTGTGGCATCATGTCATCACAACACCACTTGTACACTTCATCAACGTAAGCTGCTCGAAAATACTGCGTTAAAACAGTAAGAGCCAAACGAACAGCTTCACTCTGTGTACGGCAGTTCGCCAGACCGAGAACAAACCCAGTCATGCGAACCAAAATTTCCGTCATGTTTTCCGCCTCAGAAACACGAGTGACCCCACTCGTAACTGACATGACTTCATCCGCCCATTTCATACGGGGCGAATCACCCGTCAAAATTTCTTCGGGTGCTGAATCAATTGGGCCATGCCGGTTCCATCCAAATTTGTCAATAGACTCTTTGAAACACGCATGGTAATCCAATATTTTGGCTTTCAGCTCCAAACGTTCTGGAGCTAAGCCCTGGTCTGATTCGAAACCAGGTTCCTCAAGACCTTGAGGATGTAGGCTAGCTTGTCTACGACGTCGTTGTGACAATCGTTTTTCTTTAGCCCTGAGATGAGCAGCGCGACGCGTTTCGTCACGCACATCTCGACCACGACGAAAATTGGGTTTAACGTCGTCTTCGAGTCCAGAATTGAACTCGGCAGCTTCAAGAGCTGGAGGGGCAACCGCTGCACTTGTCTGGTGCACGGGTGCTGACTTTTCTTTTAAGAGTTTTACCAATACTTCTGCTTGAAATTTCAGTTTCATGATGCCTCTCGGCGGTGGGGGTAGAAAAGTGATAATTGTTTAAATTGTTTATTGTACCTACTTCATCATCCCGTCAACATAAGTCAACGACACGGAGTACAGGTCCGTACAGAACGGATTGACATTCCGTTCATCTGAATCTGGTATAAGGCACCACGAGAGCTTTTTTACGGCTCACGTCTCTTGTCGGTTACACACTGCGGCTCAGCATGCGAACCAGGACCCTTGCGGGCGTACGTTCTGCTTTCTAACAACAGTGCGAGATAGCCAAACGTTTCGACTGGAGGCAGTCTTTGCGCCATACACTCAAAAGATACACCGGGTTACGGTGCTATCAAAATTGTGCTGGGGGCGTTCCACAATCCCAATGGGGATAATTTCCACGAGTCTAGTTTGTTAATGACTAACTGTGTACACTGTACATGTCTAAAACTAACGAATCAGGTCTGACAAATGGTACAAATGGTTATAGAACAGTCTCACAGGACAATCACTCCTGTGTAACAAAAACCGTGATCTTTTTCCTATAAAAAGATATAAAACTGTGTAAACTGGAACTGACGTTTTTCCTATAAAAACATCAAAAAACTACTTTACGATCTTTTGGGGTGGGCAAATGAACCCAAACATTCCCTAAAATTAATTAGGACACTAGATTCTACTACTTCGTAAAAGTAACTACTAGTCGTTTTGATCTTTACGGACGGTATCACCCGTCCAGTTTATATTAAAGGCTATAGAACAGTATACCAATACACTGTGCTAAATGCTTTGTAGAGATGCGAGGACCTTCCTCGACTCTATCAAACCAAATACACAAATGCAAA